GGACCAATCAGAAGAAGAAAAGCTAAAATCTCAAGAAGACATAGCAGTTCTGAAGCTGAAAATGGAAGAAGAAAAGATAGGTTCTCAGGAAGACATGGCAGTCCTTAAAGCTAGGGTTGAAAGAGAACGCATAGCTAAAGACAAGAAAGAGAATAAGAAAGATGGCAAGTAGGTTTATGGGAAACAAAAAGATGAGGCCTGGTCCAGGCATTATGTCTAGGCTCCCTAAAAATAAAGCAAGACCGCCCAAACCGGTAATGCGTCCTCCTATGCTAGGTCCAAGCGATAGACCTGTTCCGACACCACCATATCCTATGGGACAAAATCCCTATGAGTCTCCTTTGCCTTCTGCTGCTCCCGGAGTTCCAGTTGGTCCAGATGGAACTCCGGGACCAGCAAATATTCCTGAAGTAGTAGAAAAAGTAAAACAGATTCTTCCTTCGTTAGCTCCTGAACAAATAAAACAGGCAGTTCCTAAAATTCCACCACAAGTAATAAAAGAGGTAATACCTTCGTTACCTCCTGAAACAATAAAAGAGGTGTTGCCTCTTTGTGGTGTAGGTGTAGTGCGAGAAGTAGCGCCTAAAATTCCACCACAAGTAATAAAAGAAGTAGCTCCTTCTTTACCTCCTGAAATAATAAAAGAGGTGCTTCCTTCCCTACCTCCAGAAGTAGCACAAGAAGTAATGCCGACTCTTCCCCCAGAAGTAGCACAAGAAGTAGCACCTTCGTTACCTCCGCCTCCGGTTAGACCACCGGAAAGACCGTTTAGGACTCCTTCAGGACCAAGCGATAGACCTTCTGCGCCTCCCGGAACTCCAATAGGTTTAAACCCTGATGGTACTCCTTATACATCTCCTTTGCCTTCTGCTCCTCCTCCCCGTGATCCAGTACAAGAAGCAGTGGACAAACTTCCAGGCGGTCCTCCGGCTATGCAACCAGAAATGATGACTCCTCCGGCTATGCAACCAGAAATGATGACTCCTCCTTTAGGACCAAGTGACAAGCCAATGGGTCCTACACCTGATCTAGGGCTTAATGCAGTAGACGATTTAGGTGTGCCTATTTGGGGAGGTAAAGATCGTCTTGGATCTGATCTAGGCCCTGCTCCGGCTATGCCACCAGAAATGATGACTCCTCCGGCTATGCAAGAGGAGCCTTTTTTTCCAGGAGCCCAACCAAAGTTTCCGGGACAAGGCCCAGTAAAAACACCAGAACCTGTGGGCATACCAGCCCCTGCTTTTGATCCAACAGGCTTTCAAGAAAGAATCGGCGCGCTAGAAGGAAGAGAAATGTTTGATCCAACAAGCCTTCAAGAAAGAATCGGTTCATTAGAAAGCAGGGAAATGTTTGACCCTTCAGGGCTACAAGGAAGAATAGGCGATTTGGAAGGAAGAGAAATGTTTGATCCAAGCGGTTTAAAATCAAGGTTAGGTGCGCTAGAAAGAAGAGAAGCATTTGATCCTACAGGATTGCAAACACAAATTTCTGAATTACAAGGAAGAGAGTTTCCAACATTTGATCCTTCTGGTTTACAAACACAAGTCTCTGAATTGCAAGGAAGAGAAATGTTTGACCCAACAGGTCTTCAAGAAAGACTCGGCTCATTAGAAAGCAGAGAAATGTTTGACCCTTCAGGTCTTCAAGAAAGACTCGGTTCATTAGAAAGCAGGGAAATGTTTGATCCAACAGGGCTTCAAGAAAGACTCGGCTCATTAGAAAGCAGAGAGATGTTTGATCCAACGGGACTACAAAGTCAAGTCTCTGAATTACAAGGAAGAGAAATGTTTGACCCTTCAGGTCTTCAAGAAAGACTCGGTTCATTAGAAAGCAGAGAAATGTTTGATCCAACAGGGCTTCAAGAAAGAATCGGTTCATTAGAAAGCAGGGAAATGTTTGATCCAACAGGGCTTCAAGAAAGACTCGGCTCATTAGAAAGCAGAGAGATGTTTGATCCAACGGGACTACAAAGTCAAGTTTCTGAATTGCAAGGAAGAGAAACGTTTGACCCAACAGGTCTTCAAGAAAGACTCGGCTCATTAGAAAGCAGAGAAATGTTTGATCCAACAGGGCTTCAAGAAAGAATCGGCTCGCTAGAAAGCAGAGAAATGTTTGATCCAACAGGGCTTCAAGAACAAATTACCGCTCTCCAAGAAGCGCCTTCGGAGGTAGATAAACTAAAAGAGCTAGTGGCCCAGTTACAAGGACAACAGGCTGAACAACAGGCGGCTCAACAACAGGCGGCTCAACAACAAGCTGCTCAAGAAGCGGAACTATCTAAACAATATATGGTTTATGGAGATAGAACAGGATACAATCCTTATTTAAGTGGTCAGTATCAGCCTGATCCATACGGTCCCGGAGGGGTTCCAGATATGGGGGGAATTACGACCATACCCGTACCACAGCCTTTAACAGGAATTGGGTACGCAAACTATAATCCGAGGAGGAAAATATAGATACTTTAGACTTCGCGACAGCTGTAACGCGCGCAATAGGCAAAAAAGANCAGCAAATTCAAGAAATGATGACCAATGGTGAAGTAAAAGATTGGAATCATTATCGAAATCTTGTTGGCCATATCGAAGCGCTCAACTTCATTCGCGAAGAAATTAGATCCATTCTAAAAAAACAAGACATAGACTATGGCTAATACAGCGTTACAAGAAAAATGGGCTGAAGAGGAGGCAAATAAAACTCCTTTAGAAAAAGCTTATGATGAAGGAACGACTCTTAATCCAAAGAAAATAGGAAATGAGCTATTGGAACAATTGCCTGATCCAACAGGATGGCGAATTATGNTTCTTCCTTATCGAGGAAAAAGAAAAACGAAGGGAGGAATTGAGCTCACAGAAGAGACGCTTTCAAGACGACGAATAGGCACAGTTCTAGGCTATGTTTTAAAAGTAGGTCCTTTGGCCTATAACGAAGAAAAATTTTCAACTGGACCTTGGTGTGAAGAAGGGGACTGGGTATTGTTTGGACGTTATGCCGGTTCTCGTTTTCAAATTGAGGGCGGTGAAATAAAAATACTCAACGATGATGAAATCATCGCTAGAGTACCCGACCCAGAAGCAATTCTGCACCAACTTTAACATGAGGAAAGACCCATGCCAAAACATAAATTAAACTTAAACCCTGCTGAAGAACTTGTACCCATTGACGATTCAGGTCCCGAAGTAGATGTAGAACTATCAGAAGATGCAGTTCCTTCTTTTGAGGCTGTAATTCCTTCAAAGCCTATTTTGGAAACTGCACCGGAAGCAGAAGTAGAAGAAGAAAAAGTAGATGAGCACGAAGAATATAGCAAAAATGTAAAAAAACGAATTGACAAATTAACAGGAAGATTGAGGGAAGCGGAACGAAGAGAACACACAGCAACTCAATATGCGCAAAATGTGTATAAAGAAAACGCAACACTAAAACAGCAAAAACAAAACATAGACGGTAATTATATTATTGCAGAAGCCAATAGAATTACTGCTGAGACTGAAACAACAAAAGGACTGTTAAAAGAAGCGAACGAAGAACAAAACACAGAGAAACAAGCAGAAGCACAGCAAAAACTAGCTGCTTTAGCAGTTGAGGCCCAACGCGTACAGGCACTCAATCAAACTAGAGCGGTCCAAGAGCAACAGCTTTCTGCACCTCAACAGTACACACAACAACAACAAACCCGTCCAGCGCCCCCTGATCCTAAAGCAGAAGCCTGGGCAGAAGACAATTCTTGGTTTGGAGAAGATCGAGCTATGACCATGACTTCGTTTGTAATTCATCAAGATTTATTAAATGAAGGATTTGACGCCACTAGCAAGGAGTATTATAGTGAGATAGATAAAAGAATTCGTGATGAATTTCCTCATCGTTTTGATGGGGGAGCTAATCAGGCAAATCGTCCCGTTCAAGCGGTAGCTCCTGCGAAACGCAGTGCTAAAGTTGGGCGCAGAACTGTGAGACTCACACCTTCACAGGTAGCAATAGCTAATAAATTGGGTGTGCCTTTAGATGAATACGCGAAATATGTTGAATAACGTGGAGACAACAATGGCAGAAAAAAATAAAGTCGACGCAAGTCGCAAACCACGCGAAGCTCAGACTCGTGAGAAAAAAGCTACGAGAAAACCCTGGGCACCGCCATCCGCTTTGGATGCACCGAACCCTCCCGAAGGACACGTTCACCGTTGGATCAGAATGGAAGTCAGAGGCTTTGACGATCGTAAGAATGTCATGGCTAAGCTTCGTGAAGGATGGGAGCCTGTGAAAGCAGACGAATATCCTGATTTTGACACGCCAATAGTGGAGGAAGGAAAATTCGAGGGAGTAATTGGAGTCGGAGGACTGATTTTATGTCGGATTCCGATCGAAACTGTACAGGAAAGAAANGCCTTTTTCACTGCAAAGGAACAAGGGCAGATGGAAGCTGTAGATAACGATTTGATGAAAGATGGAAATCATCCTAGCATGTCAATTAGTAAACCTAATAGACAATCTCGCGTAACAATTGGCGGAACTCAAGGTTCATCGAACTAAGAGTTCTTTAATATTAATTCTTGAGAACAGAGGAAAGTTTAAATGGCAAATGTAGATAAAGCCTTCGGGCTTAGACCCTACAAGGGTGCCGGGTGGCCTGTTCAGCAAGCAGCTAAATATTTAATCAACCCTTCCGGATACGGTACAAGTATCTATCAAGGGGACATNACTATATTCGCAAGTGGATATATCAACACAGCAGCAGNTAGTTCTGCTAATATTGTTGGTGTGCTTTCACATGTGTATTATGTTGCTTCTGACGGAACTCCTACCTTTAAGAATTACTATCCAGCCAGCACGACGGCACTTGGAAGTGGTGATATAGAAGCATATATCTATGATGACCCTAACCAATTGTTTGTTGTTCAGGCGGACGGTGCTTCAGCCATTACATGTATGGGCAGAAATGCTGATACTGATGGCATAGGTGGTAGTACAACGACCGGCGTTGCGACACGCGAACTCGACTCTAGCACAATAAACACAACGCAAGCACTTCAGCTTAAAATCGTTGGTGTTGTTCAAGATGACGTTAATGGTGACCTCACAGCTAATAATGCAAACTTANTCGTTCTGATTAATGAGCATTACATGCGAGGTGCCGTTGCAGGTACTTAGGAGTAGTTTAAATGGCAATTAGTAGAGGACAATTGGTTAAAGAACTGCTTCCAGGCCTGAACGCATTATTCGGACTTGAGTACGATAGATATGACAAAGAACATGAAGAAATTTATGATATTGAGTCAAGTGATCGTGCTTTNGAAGAAGAAGTAATGTTGACAGGTTTCGACACCGCACCTGTTAAGTCAGAAGGAGCAGGAGTGGCTTTTGATCAAGCGCAAGAAGCGTTTACATCAAGATACACTCACGAAACGATCGCACTGGCGTTTTCAATTACCGAGGAAGCCGTTGAGGATAACTTGTATGACAGACTGTCAGCAAGATATACTCGCGCGCTAGCTCGTAGTATGGCAAATACCAAGCAAGTTAAGTCAGCTTCTGTGTTGAATAGGGCGTTCAATTCAAGTTATCCAGGCGGCGATACGAAAGAACTTTGCGCAACAGACCATCCAACTGTGGGTGGAGCTAATCTGCGTAATGAGCTTTCAACATCAGCTGACCTAAGTGAAACTTCATTAGAACAAGCACTAATCGACATTGCAGCTTTTACTGACGAGCGTGGTTTGAAAGTAGCGCTTCAAGGAATGAAATTGATTATTCCTAAAGAACTACAATTCACTGCCGACAGGTTGTTGGAATCACCAGGTCGTGTGGCTACGGCGGATAATGACATTAATGCTGTTAAGAACATGGGCATGGTCCCAGAAGGCTATACAGTAAATCATTATCTAACAGACACAGATGCGTGGTTCATAAAGACTGATTGTCCGAACGGATTCAAAATGTTTGATCGTTCACCAATCAGAACTTCTATGGAAGCTGATTTTGACACTGGCAATGTGCGTTATAAGGCTAGAGAAAGATACTCGTTCGGATGGTCTGACCCCCGAACAGTATTCGGTAGTCCTGGAGCATAACCTTTAATGGAACCTATGATGCGGGGGTTTCTTACTCAACCCGCATCAACCTTAAGTTTTTCTTTATCTTTATCTTTTTTCCAAGTAATATATTCTTTACATCTAGGTAAAACTTGTCCTATAGACTGACCTAGCAGACAAGCCAAGACGATAGGACTTATTTCCAACGGAGGAAATTATGGCAAAAACAACCTTTGCGG